GGGGTGGACGGTGTTCACCGCCCCCACGCACGGGACTGCCCTCTCTCATCCCTATGTGGGGGAGGGCAAGTTCCCGATTCTTTTCTCAACGGGTTGTGAACGGGTTCAGGGGGCTGTAGGGTTGGGGCAGTAGTCGTCTTGTGTAAGAGAGCCTTGAGAAGTGAATGAGCCGTTGAGGTAGAGAGAACCCTGCAGGCTAAGTGAGCCGAGACATTGAGAGAACCATCTACCGACGAGTGAACTGAGGATTCCGAGAGAACCATCGACATAGAGTGAGTCCCGAAGAACAAGAGAACCGTTGAAGATGAACGAGTCAATCACGAGAGAGAACCGTCACCAAGAACGAGCCGAAGAATTTGAGTGAACCAGTATGTTGGAGCGAGCCGTCAGCGTGGAGAGAACCCCGCCACCCGAGCGAGCCTAAATCGTAAAGAGAACCGTTGCGAACGAGCGAGCCTAGGCTTTAGAGAGAACCGTCAATCATGAGCGAGTCGTTGGTCTCAAGAGAATCGATAAAAGTGAACGAGCCGTTGAGGACAAGAGAGCCATACAACACAGAGTGAGTCGGGACTGTGCTACCCTGACTGTCGCATAAGGACGACAGCAGGGAGCCTGCCGGTCACCTCCTTTCGGCCGTAGGAGTCGTCCTCCCCTTCCCCCTTGACCTGTTTGGTTGAGGTTGTACAGCCAAAAGTTGACAGATGCGTTTCCATGGCGCATCGCGGGGGAGGGGGTGAACCCCTGCTTCTGGGCGGGGCTTGGTTCGATTACAATGGGGTATGGCAAAAGCAACCCCACAAAAGAAGATGCCCTCGGCTACGGTTCAGGTCATTGAGGAAGCAGTCAACCGCAAGGGTGTTCACGCAAAACGCGGAACTTCCAAACTCAAGACCTCAAAGAACTACAAGAAGCCTTATCGCGGCCAAGGTCGCTGATTCAGCCCCTGATTCGGGTATTGCACTTCAAACAGAACTCAGCCCACGGGTAGTATCTGCGCATATTCGTCGGGTGCTGGCAGTCAAGTGTTTCTGAGACTTTGGTATTGACGGAGTCCCGGATGAACTGGGACATGCTCTTTCCGCTCTTTTGGGCAGCCGCCTTCCACCGCTCATGGTCCAAGTCTGTTGTTCGGACAATGATTTGCTTTGTAGATGGGCCATCATCCCCAATCGCCTGAGACACGGTCATATCCATTGTCTCGGCAACTTTATCTACAGCAACTTTTAGGTTGTCTTGGGCGTCCGACCCCAAGTCCCGACTTTCTTCATTACTCCACGTATCACTCATTGTCGTCTGCCTCCTCGCCAGATACTAACTCAGCAAGTATTGGCTCAGGGGAGGACTTTCCGGTATCAATTCCGAGTAATTCATTGACGACTTCTGCTGGCAGAACTCCACTTCGCCCCATGACCTCCAGTAGCGCTCTGGCTTCGGCTTCTGGGTTGAAGGATTCCATTGAACTGACTTCAATAGCCCCGGAGAGTGAAGCCTTGATTTCCTGCGTGGAATTGACCTCCATCTGGACGTTGAGATTGTTTTGCTCAAGTCCGAGCAACTTGGCTCGCTTCTCCATAATGGACAAGGTTGTCTGAATTGCCTTCAAGTCTGGCTCAACTTGAACTTCACTACCGTCATCAAGTGTCACCTTGCGGTGTTGGGTTAGGGGCCAGATGGCTGACTGAAGGCTGTCAAGGCGTTCAAGTTCCATGCGAAGCACTTCTGGGTAAGCAAGAAATGCCTCTTTGTTCAGTTTCTCCAACTGACGCTGAATGGCCTTATTGACGACTGCCGTAGACACACCAAAACGACGAGCGATGTCCGTGATGGACACACCCGCCTGTCTCTGTTTGAAGATTCGGAGGTCCCGCTCTGCGAGAAACTCCTTTGTCATAACTTGTGGGTTACGTTCCGCCATCTCCGACCTTCTTAAATTCGATGGTTTCAAATGGCCACTTGCCGGATTTACCGCGCTTCATCTTGATTGGCCATTGACGCTCATCTCTTTCTCCACGAAAGTGCTTTACGTCATACACATATTCTCCCACAGCAGTGGGGTCTGGCTGGAGAGCAAGACCAAATTCCGGCCAGCGTGACCAAACTGCCGAACCGAATGGTCGTAGGTTGCGGGACGTCTGGGACTCACCCAACGGAGCGTGATGCTCCATCCACAGAGCGCAGTTAAAGTGAACACGCAATGAGTCAAGGTATTTCACGACTTCAATGGTGATTGCTTCGGAGGTTCGGGTTCCGGGGTCAAGGAACAACTTGTAGATGGGGCCGATAACAAGGAGGTCGGGCTGAACCTGCTCCATGTACGACTCAATGAGCAGTCTGTCCGCACTATCAAGGACATTGAGTCCGTCCGGCTTGATGAGCAAGTGAGCGCGGGGCTCCAGACAGAAGCCAAGACTCTTTGACGCATTCATAATTGTGCGAGATGAGCGACGAATGATTCGTTCTGGGTTCTCAAGGTCAATGGTCAGCGTCGTGATTGGAGGCATCCGTTGAAAGGTGAATGGCTGGACACCGCATGCTGTGGTGATTGCCAATTGGCGAGCAAGCATGGTCTTGCCCACGCCTTCACTGGCGACAACGATAACCCTCTCCCTGCGTTCCAACAGCCCAGGAATCAGCCAGTCGTAATTGTCCACATCCGACTCACCGATGAACTTGTCCCAATTGACAAGTCGCCCTTGATTCGATGGCATCTGCGCTGTTCCTGCCGAGATGAGGAACGAAGCCTTTGTCAAAAGGGCAGCCGGAGTGAGGGTTGAGTCATTCAGTAACTCACGAATCTTCTCAAGCGTTGTTTCTGAGTCGACTCGCGGGACTTTGCGCTCTTCTTCTTCCCAGTTGTCATCCTCGTCATCGGGGTGCTCTTCTGCGACAACCGGCAACAAGTCCTCGCCCTCGGGTATGAAGCGAACGAGGTCCATTGTGTCGCCACCATCGGCAATAAAGTCAGATATGTCCTTGCATCGAGGTGTTGAGTATGCCTGAACGTCACAACCGGCTTTGGTGAGTTCGTCAAGAACGTAGGCGGCGTGCTTGCGTCCCGCCTCGTCATTGTCGGCGACGATGAGTACCGTTGCGCCAGCAAGCGTTTCTGTGTGAATGTCTAGCCAACCGCCTGCGCCATTGGGCATGGTTGTGGCGACAACCCCAAGTCCGGCAAGGGTGTCCGCATCTTTCTCCCCCTCAACGACCCAGATTTCATCGCCATTGGCTTTGGCTTTCAATACTTCTGGGAGGTTGTACAGAATCTTCGGGATATCGCCTAGGTAGGAAATCCAGTTGCCGTCCTCACTGGGGCGTCGCTGACGGAATGTCTTTCGCCCGTCTTCATCAACGAAGCGTCGCTTTTGGAACGCGAGAGCCCCGTTCTCATCGCGGTAGTTGTACTCGGCTACCAGACGCAGTTTCTTCTTGGGCTTTCCGCCACCGTCATAAGTTGAGGGTCGAGCCGTTGGATAGTTGTCTATCCCGTGGGCAAGTTCCGATGGTGGCATGAGGTCGGAAAGGGCTACGCCGATTGAGTCGCATATCTGACTGGCGTTGCACCCACCCCCACGGTGGCAATACATCAAGATTTGACCAGTTGGCTTCTCATGGATGGAGAGCGATGGGTTGCTGTCGTCGTTGCGACAGGGACATTTTGCGTCCCAGCCATTGTGGGTCTTTACGACCCCATCAAGACGTGCGAGGATGTTGCTCGTATGCTCATACACGGGACGGATACCCCAAGAGGTCGCTCAGCAATGGACGAACGATTTTGATACCTAAGCGACGACGCATGCGGTCACGGTCGTTCTCCGGAAGTCCTCCCCAGATTCCGACTGGCTCCCACTCAAGCGAGTACGCCAAGCACTCCTGCTGAACTGGACATGTGTTGCAGATAGTGATTGCCTTTTGTGCCCCCTCTCGGGCATTCCTGCGGTCATCACTTGACGAACGGTTGCTTGCCGTCGGGAACCACCAAGTGGTCGGCTTCCCAACGCATGCGCCATTTGCAGGTGGCTGTGTCATTGCATTTCCCCTCTCTGAATAAGTCGGCTGATATCCCCTGCCGACAAAAACACGTAAGCCGCTTTTATTTCTAGCACACCACGATTCTCTGAAGCAACAATCTCGATGGCTTCTAGCGGGACTTTCATTATGGAAGCAAGCGAAGCGCGCACACGACTAAGTTGAATCTCTGAAGATGCGCTGTGGTCGTCTACGTACTCGGCAAATATTGATGGCGTTGGCGCAGTGAAGGACTTCATCTCTTCTTCCTTCTCTTCCGCTTTGACGCACCACAAACATGCGATGCGCTCTGCTCGCGATGCGCGTGGCTTGTATTCGCTGTGTCCGCATTCAAGAACATGTTCGTAGCGAACATTGCCGTGAGTCCCGACTCGGCGTATCTCTTTCACCGCACGCTTTGGTGCTTGTCGTCGCCCTTCCATCGCGCAGACAATACTTCACCCGAAAGACGAAGTGGTGGATACAACAAAAAACCCACCCCCGAAGGAGTGGGCTTTTGCGGAGAACTCGTTCCCGTTGTTGTTTGATTGGGTTCCCCTAATGTCGCGATATGTGGCGACACTTCTTTAGCCGAGCGTACTCACTGGAACGCTTATCGGCAATGCGTTGTCAGGAAATCTTCTCTCGGATGAGAGCCGCGAACGACATTCCCCGACCCTTTGCCTCGTCAGACAACTTCTCAATGAGTGACTGCGGGAAGGTGAGGGTTACTCGCCGTGAATTTTCCTGTGGGTTGATGCGGGGACGACCCCGACCTTGCTTTTCGGTTTCCATCAGAATGGCTCCTCGTTGTCAGTGATTGCTGGGACGGTTTGACGCTGTTGCGCCTGTCGGGGTGAGACTGCCTTCTTTGCAGGGGCTCCGCCTTCGTTATTGCGACGCTTGCGCTCAAACGACTCAATGGAACGGGTCAGGATGGCGACGTTATCTGCGACGAGGCAGATTTTGGAACGCTTTGCGCCAGTCTCCTTGTCCTCCCACGACTGCTCCTCAAGGCGACCGACAACCATTACGCCGACACCCTTTTCAAGCACGTTCGCCGAATCCTCGGCAGTGAATCGCCATGCCGTGCAATCAACAAACATGGTGCTTTCCTTCTTCTCGCCGTCACCGTCGGTCCAGTAATGGTTGGACGCAACAGAGAACCGCAACAATGCAGCCCCGTTGGCGGTGTACTTCAGTTCGGGGTCATTTGTGACATTCCCGATGATGGTCGCTTGCGCGTTAATCATGTTTCCTCATTTCTGGGGCACGCCCCAATCCGATGGCGCGACCGTAGCACAGGTCACTCCCACCCCGTCAAGCATTCCGCCATCTTTTTTTCCACGGAGTATCTCGACTTCGTCTTTCTCGGTGATGTAGGCTTCGCAAAACCAGAACAACGCAAAGGAGTCAATGATGGCGCACGAAATGGAACGGCTCAGAATCTTCAGACATCTGTCATCGCTGTATCAAGACATGGCGGACACAGGCGACCTCACAGCCGAGGAGATTGAGGAAAACATTGAGGGCGGGGATGAACTGGCAAACATCATCATCAGTTCCCTGTCGATGGAAATCGTCGGGACTGAGGGCGATGCCATCGTCGTTCGTATTAAACCGCTTGAGGACACATGGGATTTTGTTGAAGCCTACGACAAAGAAGCCCTGGTCAAAGACCTAAATCAATAGGAAAGTAATTTTTATTATCCAACAGCGTCATAAAATGGTAACATTGACGGATGGGGGGCGCTAGGCTCCCCATCAGGAGACTGAGTCTCCAGCCGTATCCCCCGAACACTGGAGACACATGAAACATCCGTTCAGGTTCCTTTTAACCATTCCCGTAATCATCCTCGGCATCGCAGTCGGTGTCAGTGCACAGGGAAGGGAGGAGACCCAAACGGAGCCCGCAACGACAACAACTATCGCCCCTGCCGTCACAACGACGACACCGCCGACAACTGTTGTCCCAGTCACCACAACGACTGTCATCACGCTCCCTGAGGGATTTTCTCTCCCCACTCTCCCACCCGATGTCCCCTGCCAAGAATGGACACAGGTGGCACTGGATGCTGGTTGGCCCTTTGAACTTCTCCCCGAACTTCTCCGTGAAGTCTGGTCAGAGTCCCGTTGCCAGAACGTGATTGACGGACACCCTCAGTTCAATGGCCATGACCGAGGACCGCTCCAAATCAACCAAGTCTGGCTTGACGACATTGAGGCAAAGTATGGTCACTGGGAAGTAGTCAAAGACCCTCGCTATAACTTTGCGTGGGCATGGGAGATGTATAAATGGTACGACGCTCGTGGTTGTGGCTTCAAGCCATGGTCGCGACCCTGCAAATAAGGGAGCAACAACATGAGAACATTCCATCGCTGGATTCTCGGCATCATCATTACGTTTCTGGTCATCGCGATTTCCACCTGCGGAACCGACTGGGACAAGGCAAAGGCAGTAAAGCCAGCCAATACGACCGCCCCCATTGACCTCTCGGGCGTCGACTGGACGGGGCTGGCACGGCTGATGTACGGCAGATGCGGAGAATGGCATGACCTTGCCATCTCTGTCGGCTGGACCGAGGCTCAGTGGCCAAAGTTGAGTTATGTGCTCCATCGTGAGAGCCGTTGCAACATCAAGTCATTCAACAAGACTGACCCCAACGGCGGAAGTCGTGGGTTGATGCAAATCAATGGATACTGGTGCCGAAAAAATAAGTACAACCCGAGTGGCTGGCTTCAGGCAAAGGGAATCCTCAACACCTGCGACGACCTCTACAACCCTGAGGTGAATCTCCGCGCGGGGCTGGCGATGTGGAACTACAGCCAAGAGCGCAACAAGTGTGGCTGGCGCCCGTGGGCTACGAGGTGCTAGATTCCCAATGATGGAGACAACGGCCCCAATTACGGTATTCGGCTTGGGAATCGCCCACTTTAGCAATCTGACCGAGCAGGTCTTGGATGCTTATGAGGCGAAGTTGGGTAGAACATTGTCCAGTCTTGATTGCTTGGGTAGAAGGGAAGCCGTACGGGAATTGGAAACCATCGGCTTTTTTACCCTCAAGGGCGCAACAATGGCCTACGCCAATCGGTCCCTAGTGAGTAAGGTAACCGCATACAAGGACATCCATACTTCGCTCTGGGGTGACAAGTAAGGCGAACACCTGCATAACAATGCGACTACCTGTATGTATTATGGGAAAGTTGTATTGTCCTCCATTATGGGAAGGGGCTGTTATGTGCTTGCTTTTTTACTTTGCTGGTTGTCTTACTGGCTATCTGGCATGGCGCTTGTCGTCTGCCCCAGCCCTCTGGGATGCCGAGGACGAGGCTAGGCACTGGAAAAAGCAGTGGCTCACCCTGAAAAATGAGATGGACAAAAATTTCGCAGAAGACTGACAGCGGGGTTGTGCGATTAGTGATAAAACGCTAACATCGCAAATATGTCAGACAAAATTGAAGAACCAACGACTCACTACGGGGATAGGTCATGGATGACCTTCGCTATTTGCCACGGGAAAACGCACCTTTTCTTCCCCAAACTCGCCGAACGCCCTCAGGCACGCGTGCGCCGTGAGAAACTAGCCGCAACACTCTGTCGGGTATGTCCCGTATCAGACGAATGCCGCAAGTACGGCAGAGAGAACCACGAATATGGGTTCTGGGGTGGCGAGGGTGAAACAGAGCGCCATCTAGCAGGATTCGCCCTGCCTGCCGTCATTGGAGTTCGCCACCGAGAATATTCTCAAAAGATTTAACCAAATCGGGTTGCGGGTAGGTCGCGAGAGTTGTAACCTCCTTTCAGTGGATTTATCTAAAAGGAGAAAGCAATGTCACACGACCTAGACAAGACCAGAGATGGCAAGATTCGCATGGCTTACGCCGACCACGAAATTCCATGGCATCGGCTAGGAACGCCAATGAAGGGGCTTCGTACCGCCGAAGAAATGCTCCGAGCCGCAGAGGCCGACTACACGGTAGTCCTCACGCAAGTTGCTGCTCTTGATGAGTACGGCAACCTTATTATGACTCAGAATGGCGAGGGACTGACTGTTCCGTTGATGGTTGATGATAGTCGTGCCACCGTCCGAGTCAATAATGATGGCACTTTTGATGCCCTCTCCACGGTGGGCACTCGCTACGTCGTACAGCAGAATGCGGACTGCCTCGGTCGTGCCCTCGATATTGTCGGAGCCAGCAAGGGCGATGCCATCGTAGATACATGCGGTGTACTCAATGGTGGTCGTGAGTTCTTTGCCTCCATTGACTTGGGCAGTCTCATCATTGACCCCCGTGGAGTGGGCGACAAGATTGAGCGTTACCTACTCGTCCGCAATGGACATGACGGCAAGACCCCAATTACGTATGCCAATACGTCCATTCGTGCGGTATGCAAGAACACAGTGAATGCTGGCATGAAGTCCGCCCTTCGGGTATTCACGGCTCGTCACACCCGCAATCAGGACAACGCCATTGAGCAGGCGCAAGAAATCCTGAACTTCTCAACAGAATGGGCAGAAGACTTCCGAAATACTGCTGAGCGAATGCTTGGTGTCACCATCATGGATAAGTCTGCTCGCTTGGACTCCGTCATCAATTCGGTATTCCCCAAGAAGAAGGACGAAACCGACCGGCAGAAGCGGAATCGTGAAGAAATCAACGACTTGATTCGCGGACTGTATCCGTCGGAGAAAAATGCTGGCGGTTATGGCCACAACGGCTGGGCTACCTACAACGCGATTGCGGAGTATTTGGACCACTACCGAGATGCCAAGGCAAGCGAGCGCGCTCAGTCGTCAATGGACCCCAACTCGTGGGTAAACAAGAAGAAGTACGAGGCACAGCAGGCAATCCTTTCCCTAATCTGACTCAAAGTCGTGCGACAATAGAGGCATGCAAGATGCACGACCCGAGCAAAGGATGTGCGATGGAGCCTGACGACTTTGACTCAGAGATGTCCCGCGGGGAACTCATCAACTTCCTTGGGGAGTTCCTCGCACAAAACTCCAACGCCGACCTTATCTACCGAGACCATCTTTGTTCAATAATTGTCGCAAAGATATTTGACGAGTTCGGGCATGAGGGTCTCTGCACTCTCATGATGGCGATTGACCAAAAAGCAAACTGGATTTCGGACATCATCTTTGAGCAGTCCGACTTTGACAATGCCATGTATTCACTTCACGGGACGTATGACGGCTCAGTCGTTCAGAAAGCACGCGAATCTGAGGGCATCATTGAACTCAATAAGAAGATTTGGCGACTCCGCAAGAAGTATGCCCGTGCGATTGCTGACGAAATCTTCAATGAAGAAGCCGAGATTGACGAACTAGAAAAGGACAACTAAGACGTGTCTGCTCGCAATGCTCCAAAGTGGTTTACGGGAACAGCCGAAGAGGGGCGTAGGAACATTGACTCCCATACGTGGGTGCTCGTAGACCATTGCAGGTTCTTTGGCATCGCTGGACCCGTAACCTATCCCGAGTCAATCGTCTGCGCCGAGTGTGGTGTTCTTGAGGGTGCGGGAATCGTGAGTCATTGCGATGACAGAACCAAACCAGACTCCGTCAATAGGTATTGGCTCGATAAATAGCGGAGTCCCCGCCACTGGGGGAGTGACGGGGACTCGACGCGAGCGGTCAGGCCATAGGGGGCGAACCTAACCTGACTGAATCGTATCAACTACGAGTCAAACAAACAACTACTTATTACGGTGGCGGAAAGCCTCAATCCAGATTCATCATCTTGAGAACAAGATTCGCCACGGAGTCATTTTCATCAAATACGACTCCGCCATCAGTTGCTTTACCAACAACTGAACGCTTTTTCTCAACTAGGGCGTAAATTTCTTCGTCGATTGTCCCGGACGTGAGCATGTAGGTAGATGTGACTGAGCCCTTTTGTCCAATGCGGTGACAACGACTGTATGTCTGGTCAACATCGGCTGGTGTCCACGGCAACTCCACAAACAGGACATTCTGGGCGGCCGTCAGCGTGTGTCCGGTCTTCGCGGCCTGAATGGACAGAACTATGACCGGAGCCTTATCTACGGGCAGGGTCTGGAACTTGTGCTTGGCATCCTCAACATCCTCAACGTCCATGCCTCCCTGAATCTTGAGCCCGCCATACTTATTAGCCAGCATGTCCACAATCTCTCTGTGGTGAGCCGCAATAACGACTTTCTTGCCATCAGCAATGCGGGCATCCACCCACTCCTCTACGACAGGCATCTTTGCACGAGCCGCAATCTTGCGCAGGACACTCATTCTCACTAGGTGTTCGTTTGCCTCAGCCTTGAGGCGAGCCATAACCGTAGCCGCTCCGACAGGCAACCCGAGTTCCTCGGCAATCTGCCTTGCTCTCTCAACGAGGTAAGCAACAATGTCCGATTCTGCCTTTTTATACTCCTTCATCACGGCGGGAGCCCCGTCGACGACAACTTCGTCATGCATGACTGGAGGGAGTTCTGTCATCACTTGGTCTTTTGTGCGACGGATATAGCAGGTTGCCCTCAACTTGTCATTGAGTTCCTCAAGGTTGGAGTTCCCCTCCAGGTGCCATTGACCCCACTTGTCTTGAAAGGCATTGCAGTAGCGACGGTAGAACCCCCACAAACCACCGAACTTCTCCAACTGCCCCATGATGTCTAACTGTGGGGCGTATTCGGCTGGGCGGTTCGTGACTGGTGTTCCCGTAAGGCAGAGAACAACTGCGTCCTTATTGGACTTGGTCATCTTCTTGGCTGACTTTGTCCGCTGGGCGTCCCGAGATTTGCAGTAGTGGCTCTCGTCAAACACATAGGCGTTGTGGTTGCAGAGTTGCTTCTCCCATGCGGTGATGTTGGAGTACCCGACAACAAGGACGTCGTAGGTTCCAAACATCGGAATCTCTTTGCGGTTCGTAATAGTCTCAACGATGAGGTCGGGGAAGAACTTGTTGTATTCCTTCTTCCAGTTCAGGACAAGACTCGGCGGGCAAATCACAACAGCCGGATAAACGGGACTCGTTTCGTCGTCGCCATACTGTGAGTGGATGTACTCAAGTGTTGCCATCGCCTGAATAGTCTTACCCAGCCCCATTTCGTCAGCGATAAACGAACGACGAGTATGTGAAGCGTACGAGACACCAGCACGCTGATAGGGAAGTAGTTCTCCATGTAGGCGAGGAATAGAGATGTCCGCATCAGTGGAACGACTTGCCTCGCGGATTTCTGTGAGAGATGTGGAGATGCGGTCGGCTTCGTCTTTTACGTACTCAGGTATGGGCTGTCGGAAGGTCGTCGCCCACTTGATGACGCTTTCTATCGATGTCAGCGGGGCTTTCCATGCCTTGGTCTTGGAGTCCCACGTTACGCTTGGTATCTGCTTGACCGACCTAACCATAACTGGGTCATACCGAAAAGAAAGCATCAGATATTTGCCCTCAATGGATACCCCGTCACCAGGATTAGCATGTGCTGGCAAGTCAAAGGCTAGAACTTCGTTGGAGATGTCAAAGTTCCATTTGATTGCGAGGTCTCTAGCCTGTTTTAGGGTTGAGACAGGAAGCCTCCAAACACGGCCCACCTTGTCCCACTTGGCTCCGGGGAGGGCTTTGACCTGTGTTACTTGGTCTTGGTCGTAGGGAAAATCAAGAATGAGAACATCATCAGCCAAATAGAGGATGGACTGCTGAGGCATGTCGGGTGTCCGTGATGGCGAGTTCTTCATGAATCAACCTACTAAGTCTCTGCTTACCCCAGCCTTGGGGTTCTGTCCAAACCGCCGTGTGAACTCCGTGCTCCAGAAGAAGTGCCTGACACCTCGGGCACGGTCGTGCAGCCCCGATTTTACCGCTCCTCGTGAGTCGGGCGACATAGATGGTCGCACCCTCAGGGTCGCTGACTCGTCGCAGGGCAACCTCCTCGGCGTGGTACGAGACATGCCCGTACTCAACCTGCGATGGGTCATTGCGATAGCGGTTGACTCCCGTGGCGAGGACATTGCCACTCCTGACAAGAATCGCACCAACACGCCATTGTTTGTGAGTTGCCTCGTCACAGATATCGACTGCTGATGTAAGCCACCGTAGTTCTGTTCGTGACAATTCCATGTGATGAATCTTAGTCCGGGACTGTGGCGAACGTCAAGCATTCGCCCCCTGAGGAATCAGGGACTTTCCAACATACTCAATGGCTTCCTTGCTCATTCTGTAGGAAACCCTCCAGTCGGGGGCATCCCTGTATGAGATTACATCTGTTGCCCAGTAGAAGAGGTGACCCTGTTCTAGTTGAATTGTGAGTTCTTTCCCGTTGACGAATGAGTGGAACGCCCCATTCATCTTGAGGGTTCGCACATTGTCGCCCGTAACGATGTTGTGTTCGGGTCGGTCAAACTGGTAATTGCTGAGGTCAACTAGAGTATCGCCCGACGTAATCACCACAACGTGACCGCCGAACCCCCGTTCGCTGACTTCGCCGTCGTTGGCCCCGACGCAATACTCCCCATCCAGAAAGGTTATGCCATCGTCGCTATCGGCTAGATTCATAACCCGCTCATAGCGTTGCTGATTCATCGCATTGGACTTGACGGCAACAACTCGGTGAGGAACCTTGAAGTGGGTCAGGACATCTGAAGCAACTCGTGCGGTGAGAATACAGGCAGAGTATTCATATTGCTCCTTCTGCCCATCCCACCAAGCAGTGAGCCCCGCAAGCACAGCCTTCTCAAGACGGGCATTCTCAGCCCGCATCTTCTTCGCCTTTTTGCCTCTCATTACTTCCTATTTTTCTGAATCAGTCGTGTGACCCCATAAACAATGCCGAACCAGATGGCTCCATTGATAGCGCCATCAATGAAATAGCCCGTGGTGCTGAGCGAGGCAATAAAACCAACACCGAAAGCAATCCAACCCGCTCTCTTGGCAACTCGCTTCTGATTTGCTTCGTGAATCGTTGGGTTGTGTTGCTCCACGTTGTAGCGCCAATCATTTGGATTGGGGGGTGGGAAGTCGCTCATACCTCTCCTGTCTCGTTGTTGAACATTTGGATTTCGTCGTTGAGGAACCGGTCAAAGTCAATGCCAAGAATCTTGGAGTAGTCACGCAGTAGCGGGATGTCCCGCGGTTCGGCTTCCAAGATGTTCTCGGGGACATTCACCCAGTCAAGTCCACTCCACACGGCAATTCGTCGCACCTTTTGCGTCCAACGCCAATGCTCCAAGTAGATGTAGCGACCAGCCTCACCATTGGTGAACGTGATGCTCCTGATAAATGGATTCCAGCGTCGGTAGACGTAGGCGCGGGGCTGGCTCACTCAGCAGTCCCTTTGAGGTTGTTCATCATGCGGTTGCGAATCTTCGTCACGGTAGTGACCGTCAAGCCAGTCTCTCTGGCAATCTGGGACAATGACTTCCGGTCGGGTTCGGACAGGAGAGCCATAGCCTGCCTGCTTGCCTCTCGCTTCGGGAGCCCCGGCTGAAGACGAGGGATTCCTGCCTTTCGGCGAATCTCGGAAACGATGTAGGCGGACACAATGCCAAGGGTATTGGCAATCTGTCTATCCGTCATTCTGTCCTCCTGCTGAAGCAGGTCAAGAACCTTCTGATACACCTCGGGAGTTACGGCTCGCTTCTTGGTCACCCCAAGCACCCGTGCCCTGTTGGTCACCCACTCATAGGGGACACTATTGCGAAGCGAGATGACCTTGTAGGTAAAGTCGTTGGACAAAATGTCCGCATCAATCTTTGTGTAGTCGTGGCTGTCCCGCTTGCGTCGTGTCATGCGGTTTCCTCGGGGTGAACGGGGGAGTCCCATGAGGTCTCTCTGTCGGGCAACATGAGCGAACGAGATGCCACACTCTCGGGAGATATAGAGGTCGGTCAGGGTTGGGTCGGCTTCCAGCATCGCCCGTGCCTTGAGCGTTGCCTCGGACATCGTCTTGACTGCTCTTTTGGCTTTGGGCAAACCAAGTTCGGCTCGGTATTTGGCAACCGTGACCCCACAGCAACGGTGCTTGACCGCCATCTGCTGGTCGGTAACCTCGGGATTCGCCCGAAGGTCTGCCTCAATCGCCATGCGACGCTTCACATAGGGGGAATAGTGGGGGATGTAATTCTTTCGGCGCGACTTTGCTACTTCCTTGATTGGAACACCGACAATAGATGCGATGTCGGAGTCGTAGCGCTGCCAGTCCCGTTGGAGTTCGGCGAGGATTTCTTCTTGTTTGGTTGAGTCACTATATTCCATACCCCCAACCCTACAGCCCCCTGAACCCGTTCACAACCCGTTGAGAAAAGAATCGGGAACTTGCCCTCCCCCACATAGGGATGAGAGAGGGCAGTCCCGTGCGTGGGGGCGGTGAACACCGTCCACCCC